ATCAATTTCCGGCTTACCTTCATCTGGATTGATAGACTCCGGTGGGTACCATGCGATAACGTCAGTAGCTAACCCATCTATCAACAAAGTGAGATATTCACTTCCATAGCGGTAAATGAACCATTGCAGCTCTGCAAGGTTTGCAATAGCCGCAGGGCTTGTCCCTGTCAAACCTGGTATCATTAATTCGCCAACGAAATATGAATCATCTAACTTCATTTCTTTTTGGGTTTTGCTTCTTTAACGTATTCTGCCCAGCCTCTATCAATTATGTCACGTGCAGCCCATGCCTGTGCTTTTAGCACCTGGCCTTTCTCAAAGCCAGGTACTGTCTGCACGAATTTTATATCAACGTATTTCATTACTCTACGGCTGGTGTAGGTTTATCAATCATCGTTACGGCGGTCGAGAATGTTCCCTTTACAAAAGCGCCGGCATGGCTGGTCTTGATGTAGTGGGCTGCTCTCAGCTCTGCGATGATTGACACAAGGTTCATAGAAAAGTCGTTGCCGTCATATCCAACGCGGATGCTCATATCCTCGCGCACAACCAAATTAGATTTTTTAAAGTCACCGACTAAGAACGTCCCGGCGGTTACGCCTGCGTTTTCGATGACCTGAACGCCTTTAACACTTACTCCGTTGATCCCTAAATATGCAGGGAGTTCATATGCTCCGTTGTTCAGTTTGTTCATGTCAATTAACGCACTGTCGGCAGGGTTCAGGATGATAGCCGTAGGATTGAAATTCGCGGTCTGAATGATAGCGATAGCGGTACGCAAAACGTCCATCCGGTTTGCATTCTCAATGGTGTTAAAGAATAACGGATTTACAGACGATGTGACACTAAAAGCTGTTGCCCACTTCAATATCCCCCTCAGGTAAATAGTAGTGCCAGCGCCGTCCAATAGCTGATCTTCCAAAACCTCATTGATGGATTCTGTTAGCTCGTTACGGATGTGCGACTCCATGAAGGGAACGTCTGCCAGCATCTCTTCGGATACGCGGGTGTGAGCTGCAATCTTTTTCATTTCCTGGGTATTCACAGTCAACAAATAGTCAACCTTTGGCTTTGCAACACCCTCAGCAATGTTCGCCGGTGCGCCTTCTTTTAAGGTCATGTCTACATATTTGATGTAGTGGCTATCACTGGTTAGCGTGGTTACGAGGTTACGTAGGTATGGGTTTCTGTGTGTGGGTGTTCCCCAAACAGGGTCGACGGTGTTTAACCAGCCTTCACCATTCACAACCGATTGTGTCCCGGCGGTATTTGACGAGCCGACCATCATTGCACCGACTGCTTTGGTGTCTAATGTCACCATTCCGCCGCTGTTCTTTAATCCTTTGATAGTGTCAAGGTTTGCCTTGTAGCTATCCATGACCTGACCGGCGAACGACTTACGTTTGCCTGCGGTTTGGGTTTCTTTGATTTTCTTTAACTCCATGCCTTGTGTTTCCAAAGCGGCAGTTAATTCGGCTGTCTTTTCAGCAATGCCAGCTTCGAACTGATCTTGGGTTATCATGCCTTTTTTCATCTGCTCAAATTGATCTGCCACCTCTTTATTAACATGGTCGAGAAATTCCTTCTCGTTTTTTTCCAGTGTTTCCATAATTTTAAATTTTGAATGATTGAATTAATTTATTGTAATTGATCGGCTCCTGTTTGAGTGCTTGTGGCGGCTCATCCTTCCGGAGTGATAGTATCTTTTGAATCAGTTTCCTTGTCTGTGATTTGCTGGCCGGCGACATTGTTGTTAGGTCGTTTTCGATCTGCTGCATTAAGTCGGCATCATTCACCAATGATTTGAATCCTAAAAATGGCGTCCTTTCATTCATGCCAAAAGCCACCGCGCTGCCTTCGTACAACTTCACTTCTTTAACCATAAAGAAGTCGCCGTCCTCTATGTATTCCATCTTATCCCACACATAGCTAAACCCTATGCTATGCTGGTTTAGCGTGCCGCTGGCATACTGTTTTAACGCGCGGTTGCCGCTTGGCACGTCGTCAATGTCAGCCTCAAAGTATAGCCCTTTGTCAGTTTCCTCAAGGGCTGTGAACCTACCAATCGGATCTTTTTCATCGTGTCCCCATAGGAATGATATTTTTCTGTCGCTGTCGCTGTTAGGCCCATGCTCTGTTATACTTTTAGCAAAACATCCTTTCAGTAACATATCGCGCCCATCGTCAATATTGCCAAATGATGCCAGCATGCCAGACACTTTGCGCCCCGCTTCGTCAACGTCAATAGCTTTCTTTTTAAAGCTCTTATACCACAGTTGTGTTTCCATTGTAAAATGTTTTTCCGTTAAATATTGTCGGGTCGTAGTCTATCGCTGTGCGCCACTCCTCCAGCGTCACCACTCCCATCTCGTAGGCGACTTTCATACCTTCGTTTTTAATCTTTAATGCGGCCGCCACGTCTTTTTGTGACTGCTGAAATATATCTAAGTGATCGTAAAAAGCTTGAATGGTGAAGCTTGGATCGGGGTTGATAAAATCGTTAAGTCCCTCTGCAAACAGTTCAGCCTCCGGCATGATAGCATCTTGGTACAAAGATTTCTTTGCTTCGTTCATATTGCTGAACGTGGTGCCACCTTTGAACCCTAACAGGTGCATAGGATAATCGTAGTTATCTGCGATCTGCCTAACATCGTCCTCTATTTCCTCAAACAGCATCAGGTCTTTTGTCGGGAATGTCATGCTTTGCCATTTCAGCCCGGCGTTAGAAATGATTACCTGGAGCTGCCCACGTGTAACGCCATACTTTTTAAAGTCTTCCTGCAGGTCTTCCTTTTCCCCTGGCAGCAATGGGGTGGTGCCTATGCTGTCTTTCCCCTCGTTGGATAGTATCCCAATGGCGCCACGCCTTGTTATCAAAACGTTTCTTGCTTCATAGGACGCAATGATATTACTTACAGGGTCTTGCAATGATACCAACCTGGATTGCCCACTAATAAGGTTGTCGCTGTTTAACGAAATATCTTTGTGGTGAAAAATATCCTCTGTGTCTATCTGAACGCTGTATCCGTTGGTGTGTAGGTCATAATACTGAACAACATCATTTCGTGCCGTCGCGTTGAAATATATTTTGCCGGCTTTCGGTTCTATCATCCAGTTAGGGATTACCCAAAGCGCCTTTATCGTTTTCATGCCTTCTGGCCTCACGGCATAGATAAACACCTCACCAAACGTCTGCTCAAATATTTTCGCCTGCATTAAGAATGCCCTCCATGACTGCATGACGTTAGGGCGCCCCATCAACTTGTATAGCTCTTTCGTTCCAGCACCTTTTGGCTCGTTGCCGTCTTTGTCGAGTAGCCACCATTTTGCATTGATAAACGCTTTTGCTTTCCTGTTAACGATAGCGGCCACCGGTGGACATGAGTTGTAGGCTTTTGCTTGATTCTGAACTGTCGCAGTGGATGTAATAACGCGGCTGCCTGTCATCAGGTAGTTAACGTTGCTTAAATCGTAATATGCTGGTGCAGCGGGAGTGCCGAACATCGCCTTAACTTTATCTATGAAGGTTCTTTTAGTTGCCAGCGCCATATCATTAGTGTAAAAGGCAAAGGTTAAACTAAAAAAGTGTTAAGGTGTGATTTGTGTAATAGATTTTTTTTAGTTAATTCCTAACAAGGTGGGTATAAATTCCCATCCTGGCAGCGTCTAAAAGGTGGTCTGGCGTACTTTCGTCTGGCTTGTTGAGTGGCATCCCATCCACTACCTGCCACTTATATCTGTTGACTTCATAGATTAGATTAGATGATGTGACGGTGTAGTAAACCTTTAACCCTTGCAGCCTTAATATTCCATTTTTTACGCTCCCCTCGCCCTTCATCGCTGGCATGGCGTACAGCCCCAGCCGTCGCAGCTCCGCAATGTTTATGTTATCGTGGTCGCAGTAGATAGGCTCGCCGGTGATATGCCCGTGGTGCATCAGTAACTCTTTCACCACTCCCATCTCTACCCCTGGCGTGTAACTGCACTCTTGCAGGTATATTTCTTTTGTTGATTTGTTGATCCCGATTTTGATTAGTGCTGTCGGATCGTTGGTGTATCCAAAATCTAAACCCCAGATTATCGTTTCCAACTCCGGGAATTTTTCTATCGGCTGCCATCCCTTATAAATAAGCCCACGGATGTTCCCTGTTAACCCGTAAGTGTAAACCTTGCGATATTCAGGGTCAGTAATTGAATTGATTTCGTCGTGCTGCCTTTTACTTAGGAATGGGTTTGTTTTATGGGTTGTTCTAAAGTAGGCGGTATCCGGCTGGTGCATAAGCTTGTCATGAACCCAGAATGAAGCTGTTGGATTGTAATCTACAAATCTCTGCTTCCGTGTCCTTATCGCAAGCTGCCAGTAAATCTCATAACTCACGCCGTTGGCTTCATTAACAAAAAGGTAGTCACGTTTCCCACTCTTTGCGCTCTGCTCGTCAAGGTAGCTGTTAAACTCCATTACCGATCCGCTTGTAAATGTTATAATCCTGTCGGAGCGGTTATAATCTTTGACGTGCTTTTTTAGCTCTGGATTGGTGTTTATGATGTGGATGGTGTCGCGTAAGGCCCCGCGTTTAAGGTTAGGTATTGATTCACTTACTACTGTTATCACTTGGTTTCGTTCGTAGATAGCGCGAACCATTAACGTCTGCAATATTGCCCATGTCTTTGCCGACGCCGTGCCTCCCTGGTTTATTATCGTTGTATCGGTGCAGTCTATCAGCTTGGCGACCAGTTGCGTGCATCCGTGTGAGAATAGTTTAACCTTCACCTTCAAGCATCTTAAGTTCCTGTTGCTCTTCAAGTGTTAAGATGTCGTCTGTGGCTATCTCGTAAGGCGTAGTTATCACTTCAATTTGTAGGTTTATGTCGGTTCCTAACGCTCCAGAAACTTCCATCTTTTGTTGTTCTACATATCCGCGATCTTTTGCCCGTGTTTTCAATCTGAAAATTATTGCCGTGGTGTCATT